TGCTTCAATGAAGTCATTGAACATCATGGACAATTGTAATCACCTCATCTGATTTTGATATATCAGATAATTTTTTCATAATCAAATCACGAACTTGTGGATGATCTTTTGCAATATCTTTTAGTATTCCAACAAGAACCTCTTGTCGTCTTTCTATTTCAATCATTTCTTCCGCAAGTTCTTTGTTTTCAAGAAGCCCAGCCTTTTGAAGCATTTCTATTCTTTTTGCTTCAATATCTAGTACCAGTTTGATTCCAGCAGTTTTTGCTCCAAGATTATTGTTCATAGTTGATTCATCAATAACTTCATATGCTTTGGCAATAAGTTTTCCATAGTGTGCGTCTGCTGCTGCAAGTGCCTCTTTTGCCCTCGAACGAATGGCATCGTTTGCAGATACCATTACTTTCCATTCATTTAAATGTGCAACAACACGAGTGCGTGGAAGGTTTAAATCTTTAGAAATTTTTGTTGGATCGCTACCCTTTAAATATTCTTCAACAACCTTGTTAATTTCATCAAGATGTTCTATAACTTCAAGATCTTTTGACATTTTTTCTCCTTGCAGGAATTCGTTTTACTTTATCAATATTAAACGACCTCATCGCTCTAGGAAATCCACGCTCATACTCTACGCAATCTACCCATTGTAATCCATTATCATTGTTTGTTGTAAGACTAAGAAACTTAAACATAGATCCATGCTCACCTTTAATTTTTATCATTTCGCCTTGCTCAATTGTGTGACCATCGACCATAACACTTGGAAGTTTTGTGTACTTTCCGTTATCAAAAACTTGAACTTTCTTTTTTCTACCCATGCCTACTCTCAAGTCTATTAATTTCATCTTGTATATAAAAAATAGCCTTCTTTAAATCTTCTATATGTTTAGACTCATCCTTTAATCCTGCTCTCCATAAATACTTAAATGCATTTCCAATATTAAAATTTCTGTGACGTGTAATCTGAATACATTCAACACCAGATGGGTCCGATGTGTAATGCTCAGGATGGTTTACCTGATCAACTATAATTCTAAGATCATCTTTCATCGTTTTGATTTCCTTAATTTAAATTTGGCAAGGTATACATAAATGGTTTCTACGCTTGTCTGACATTCTTTAGCAATATCAGTAACTGATTTTTTGTCAAGCACATACCTTTTACGAAGCCACGCCTCGTTTGTATATAGTTTACCACCCATAATGTTATTTGTCAATCCTATCTTTTAAACGAATCTCTAGGGCTCATATACCGTTTTCCTCCATATATTTTAATCTTTCAATAATAACATCATTACTTATAATATTATAATGATAAGAGTCTGTGTCATCTGTAACCCATTTTGCAGCATCTTCTACATCCCATTTATTAGTATTAATTAAACGATGAATAACTTGTTTGCCAGGCTTTGTTGTAAAAGAGGGCTCTAAAACAAATATACGATTGTTTGGTTGGATAGCAAAATTGCCGTCATCTCTTTGAATAACATGCCCACATTTATGTTGTCCAGGATTTTCAGAATATCCGTCATCAAGGCTGTTTGCATCTCCGCTGTACCAATCAAGTGTAAACAAGTATTTGCCAGAAATTTTATTTTTATTTCTATCGCTATAGAACATACGAAGATTTGCAAGATTTGAAAATTTTGTAACAGTAACAAAAGGACTAAAAGAATTCCACAAAACTAAATTGTGAATGTCTTCCTCTACAACACCGGGCTGTGTGCAAAAAGCGTTTATTGGCATTCTCCACCATAAACCACCATCCTCCATTATAAAATGAAATAAAGGACTTCTGTTTGGTATGCTTGAAACGCCAAAAATGATGCAAGGAAAATATTGATCATGCGAATCTTTTTGATCTCTTAAAAAGTTGCCACGAACATAACATTCTATTGGTGGTATATTAGCATTTAATTCTGGCATTAAGATACCCCCTTCTCCCAGTTGTTTAAACTCCAATGGCCTATTGCACAAGCATCTGCTATATCATTGTCATCTATAATTTTATCATAATTGATTTCAATAAACCTAATCGTTCTTTCTTTTCTAATATTTCTTTCATAAGATTTATACCACGCATCTGATTTTCCTGGATTTTTTGATCTAATAATAAGTTTTTCTTCTTTAGATAATGCTTTGTTTCCAATATAGTTTTGCCATGTAATAGGAGAAACCTTTGCAACATTAACTATACCAGATACCCCTGCTGCTCCTATAATTGCCCCCTGAACTAATGCTAAGTCTGCTGCAGTTTTTGGGCTATTCATAAAAACAGTATGTTCAATAATAATAGAGTCAGTATTTATAAATGCATCGTTTTTTAAAAAACTGTTTACTTTTTTTGAAGCATCAATACATTTTTGATATATGTCTTTTCCCTCAAAATTAATCTTTCCAATCATTTCAATATTACCAAAAAAGAACAAAGCAAAAGCAAGACTATTAGTACTTGCATCAATAGCAACAAATTTTGCTGGTCTATCGATTGTCTTCATAGTCTATTAATCCTTTAAGTTGTCTGAGGGTTTTGTTTACTTTTTTCTTATCTATTGAACAATAGTCACAATAGTTAAAGTCATTGTATGCTGAAAGAATTGTTCCACATCCTCTCGCACACTTACGATCTTTGCCATATCTTTTTCTTCGTTTATTAATAACTTGTTTTTCTGCAATTTTAATTTTTGTTGCTTCTGTCCTGCATGTTGGACTACAATAAATTTGATAACTTACGGCAGGAGAAAATTCGTTCTCACACCACTCACATGGCTTCACTCAATTGCTCCAGCGAACCAATTTTAATTACCCCTGGTTCTGATAGGGCACATGCCTTTTGTATTGGACATCCTTTGCAAATTTTAGAGTTTGCTCTATAATTTTTTTGTGGTAGTTGCCTATCTTTCCAGGCTTGCCTTACTGTTCGCATCCAGTCAAAGGTCGTATCAATCCATTGTCTGTAATGATCATTTACTTCAATTGGAATAACAAACAATTCATGATTGTTTTTATTTTCATATATAACTAAACCTTTTGCCATCTTTAAAATTTTCATATAAATAAGTAACTGAGCAACATGATAACTTTTTGCCTTGTTGGTTTTCTTTATATACTCAAATCCTTCATTGCTTGCTGTTTTAATTTCAATAACAAACTCTTCATTATTCCATTCAATCATGCCGTCTGCCCAACCATATATTAACGGATCGCTATTAATAACTTCAAACTCAGTTGTCTCTTTTTCTTTATTTGTCTCTCTGTCTACCTTTACAAATTTTTTAGCAATACCAGACTTAAGCAAAGCGTCTTGAATTCTATTGTGAGAAAGAGACCCATTTGACATATTAGCAACTGAAAATGGAGTGTTAGTGCTTTCAAAAACAACACCATCAAATGCGTGATACCAATATCTAGGACATTCTCCATATCCATAAACAAGTACCGATGGAGCAAATGCTTTCTTTGTTTGACGACTTGGATCTTGTCCAACCATATAGCCAGACTCTATTTTTTGAATAACTGCATCTACATCTAAACTATTTTTTGATTTTGCTGATTTAACCATTATCTGTTGTAATAAACTTTTTGTCATTTTTTATACCCTACGTCCTTTGTTATTATATTAATTATACACTATCTCGTAATATATTTCAGGGCAGAAACAAGATTATTGACAGACTCTGCAGCAGTATAATATATATTTTTCTTTGCTCTGTTTTGTTTATCTACATTTGCCATCCAAGTTGCTTTAAGAGATAGTTTAGCAGCAATTGCCTGCAACCTAACTATTTCAAGAGTTGCTACTTGAATTGGAATATCTGGCTTAACAATAAGTTTTGCAATCATTGTTAATGCTGTTGTTAACTCTTCATCTTCCATATATTCTGATATTTCAGACAATCCATTAATCATTTCTAGTGTTGTTTTATTGTTTTCTTGCATATCATATTTCCATTCTTATCTATTATTAATAATTAATACTGATAATCTAACAATCCTGTTTCAGCAAATCCTTCTAAATTATACTGTTTCCATGCTGCTTGAAACCTAGGATGTTGATACAAAATTTTTCCATATTTTTCTCTCATTTCTGGAAATACAAATGCATCTATTGGATTCATTTGATTAGTATGTCTATAACTGTTTGGTGGACAATAATCAATACTAAGAATTTCTACAAACTCACCTTCTTTAAATATTTTTTTAGGTCTCCAATGAACTTGATTTACAGCAGCAAAAATAATTGCCTGATTATTTTTTAATGAATACCTTGTTCCATCTATTACTATGTCCCAATCAACATTACTATTTATTTGACAGTTAATAGTTATTAAATTTTCATCAGCATCAATGTGTGGTGGTAAATTTGGATTAACTCCAGAGCCTTTATTATATTTTAAATTATACTCAATATAATTCCAATGAGTAAGTTTTATATCATCTTTATATAAAGGTTTAGCAATATTGTCTAATTTTTCAACAAAGTAATTTGGAAATTCAAACTCAAGCAACATTCTTGACATGTTTGTTATTTCTTTTGGTGCAAATATATTATACATTTTTGCTAGTTCTGGATTTGCTAACTTTTCTCCCCTTAAATATTCATATGGTTTAATATTTTTTCCATTTTTAACAATATTGTTTAATTCATCTAGTTCGTTTTGTGTAAAAAAATCATCAATATAAAATGGTAGTTTTACATTATATTTTTCAAATCCAGTTAAATATTCATGCATTGGTGCTACATTGTCTTTATTTTTCATAATAATCTCCTTTGATACTATTATACATTATTAATTATATTTTCTAAAACATCTACTTCTATTATAGCAAGTCTAACTTTTTTATTTCCTTCACCTAAAACTACAACCAATGCTGGATCACTATTATTTTTAATAGCATCCGTAACCACTTTTGTCCATACGTCAGCATTAAGAGTAAAAGATTTAGCACTTTCTTTAAAGTCTATAGTAAAGCCTTCCCAAGATGCATCACCCTTTTTAGCATTTCTGCCTGAATTTTTGTGTTGCTTTGCACCCAACCTTTTTGACTCAGACCTTTCACTCATTTTCATAATCCTTTTTTGTTTTAGGAACCATGCTAACTTTTGATATATGTTTTTTAGTACACATCCAAGTAATGTCTTTTGTTTCAAACCAAAGTCTGCAAATATCAACAACATCATTACATTTTTGACATGTAAATTGACCAGTAACAGTTTTAAACTTTTCAGACATTCTTTACTTTATTCTTTATCATGTCTTGTAGGTTTAAATCTTCTCTTACTCTGTTTACAAAAGTATCTCTGCCTTGAATTTTAGTTCCGTCATTAAGTTGATACCACGCTCCAGTCCTATTTACAATCCCTAGACTTTCTGCTGTATCAACCAAATCAGCGATGGAATCAACACCAAGATCGTCACCTCTAAAATAAAAATCATACTCACCAGATTGAAAAGATGGAGAAGTTTTTGAAAACTGTAAATCCCATCTAACTTTACGGCCAATTTTTTCTTCAATAAGTTTATCTCCAACATGTATTTTTCCTTTCAGTGCTTGATTATCTGATTCTGATGAAAACAACTTTACAATAGTTGATGAATAAAACTTTGTTGCTTGACCACCTGTAGGTTGTTGACTAGTATACATTGCATTAATATTGTTTCTTGATTGAGAAATGAGAATAAACAAAGTTGGCTTAACCTTATTGTTTGCATAGTTAATCATTTTCCATGCATTGCTAAAATCACGAGATTCTGCACCAATCTGTTTAGTATTTTCAAGTTGCTTAAGTTCGTCAGTGTCTTTTTCAAAATAAATTGCTGGCAATAAGGATGTAATTGAATCAACTACAATTAAATCAACACCAGCCTGCATCAAATCAACACCAATCTCAACCATATCATTAATTGTTCTAGCCCTTGAAACAATTAACTTTGCAGTATCCACGCTCAATTTTTCTGCCCAGTTTTTATCATA